TAAGGGTAGACATCTTGTCCCAGGAAGAATAGTTATAACTTTAAAGCAACAGGCACCCTCACTAAAACGACGAGCCACATTTGGGTCCAAACTCGTCGAAATGAATCCTTTATTTATGAATATTTCATTTATCTTAGGTCTTTTTTCGAAATCGTCAGCCGTGAAAAAACTATCTTTCACACCCCTATAGACCACCATAGTTTCTTTGGTCGTGGGAGCCTTGCGAATGATACGACTTAATCGTATAGACATTCTTTCCAATAAGGTGTTTATGAATGAAACTTTGAATTTATTACTCTGTGTTCCATTTAAAATAAGCCAAAACCGATATATATCAGCGGGGGTCATATTCGTAAACCTTGTATAAGTTGTATCAAAAACCGATTCATCCGGAACAAATATATCCCTCGTATAACCTGGCATACTGAGTAGATTTATAATCTCATAAAGAAACACAGTCATATCTATTCGACCGTAGTCTATTTTTAATTTTCGCTCCAAAAGATTTAAATAAACATCACCATGATAAGTATACGACCAAATTGTATACAATTCTGATGGATCTAGTTTTTTGTAATATTCATTCATTTCGTTGAACCATTTTAAATCAACAATGTTTGGATTTGTGAATGATTTTAAAGCATATCTATAAACCTTATCGTGAAAATTATCAGTGGTAATAGATAATGTCTCTATACGTCGAGCCTTCTTTATTTTCTTGTTAAATGAATCAGCTCTTATACCCTGTCTACCACTTAAATATGAAGTAAAAGGTAGTATAACCTTCCTTGTTTGTGTAGTTAGGATATGTTTTGGTATGATAAATAAATCGCCTTTCATTCCTTGTTTGGAAATATTATTTTGCTTTGTATTTTTTATGGTACGTAAAAACTTTGACACCTTGAACATAAATAATTTTTTAGTTTTTTCTGAAATTACTTTTTTTTCGATAATGGGTGTAAGTAATAATTTGTTTAATATTCGCGGTTTAATACCAAACCCACTTGGATTCTTCTTCATGTATGTCTTGTACGTTTGTCCTCCCACTTTCAAACATCTCTTTGTGGGTGCATAATATGCCTCACCATCTTTACATGTTTTACCCTTCGACAAAAACTTTGATATTTTTTTATCATAAACTTTGAACGCACTTGGATTTTTACTCAATGTATTTTTGTAATTTTCACCGCCTATATCAACGCATTTTTTCTTTGATTTATCATACACCTTATCAGGTGGACAGGCTACCTTGGGCATTTAATATTTATAATTATTTTAATTTAACATCGAGTATAAAGTCCTTATCAAACTTTCTCAATTCAATTTTATTATCTTCTATAAGTTTTTGTATGGAAAGACCCAAATCATAAAAGTTTTCTGTGTTGGGTGTGGGCATGTTGGGCATGAATGCTGTGATGGCAACCATCTTTTGGGACATGGAAAGTCTAGGATCACTCGCTATTTGCTTCACAAAGTTAGGTATAATCATACTATTGTATGTACCTAAATAATTTTATGTTCATTTACGCAATGTCAATGAGGGTGTGTTCCCCAAAAAAGTTTCTCTGAGCCATGATGAAGTTTGTTGATGTTCTACGCTGATGCGTGAAATTATATTTAGTAAGAGCAGCTGATACAGCTGGGCATGGAATGTTAAAAGTGTTGCATGTGACTGCAAATTGTCTAGCGTATTCGAAAGTTTCCTCTAAAACTTCTTGATACCCACTATTCACTAGGGAGCATTCAATGATGGTATCTGTAGACCAAGCCTTTGAAACCTTTCTGTTCAATACACCCCTGGTAGCCATTAGATCGTATCCTTCTTGAATCACACTTGCATAAACAAACCTCAATGCGTTCACGGCAACTTGAATATCCAATTCTGGGTTAATGGGTTGCGATACATTAATAGCCTTCGAATGCCTTGTGGTAAGACGAGCATTTACCGCTGCGTTAATCACAGGTGTGGGGATTTCATATTCAAAACCAGTTTGTGAACACCATAACCCCGTGTTATTCATAGATGCGAGATCGGATATCTTGTGGAGTTTATATTTATTTAGAACATCGATTGCACATTTTACAATGAAACCATCAATATCCGTTTTGGAAGCTGAACTCATGATTGTATTCATAGATGCGATATCTTGGTTACAGTAAGCAAAAATGTCAGCTACTCCCTGAAGCATACCATATTCAACACCGTTATGAACCATCTTTGTAAAATGTCCAATTCCAAAATCATGACCCATATACGTATAGTTACCACCCAGAGTGTCAAAAAAGTCTCTCTGTGTTTTGTATACCTGTTTGTCACTACCAATCATGAGCGCGGGACCCTCGAGGGCCCCCTTGTAACCACCAGAAAGTCCTACACCCATATAATTGACACCCTTGGCGCTACAGATAGAACCCCTACGTCGAGAGTTCCTATAATACTCATTAGAACAGTCTATAATGGTATCATTCTGATCCAACATAGGTAGAATATTATAGATAATAGCATCAGATGCATATCCATTTGGAAGAGTGGTGATAATACGCCTAGGCCATGCCATTTGGTTCACAAGTTCCTCCAGCGTGGAATGATCATGAATGTTCCTATTTTTGTAAGCGAGTGCCTTAGATTTTTCGGGACTCCTGTTGTATACATGAACATCATCATTTTTCGCGATGTTGATGGCGAGGTTTTTTCCGATGGAACCGAGACCGATGAGACCAGTAGACATGTGTTATATATTATAATGTTTTGTTGATTTTAAATATGATTAAATATTATAAAATGTTATTTATTTTTATCATACTTGGTATCACATTCTTGTATGTATATACTTATTTTGGTCAGCAACTTCTGACACCTCGTGAAGCCAAGAAGTTTATACAGTTGGGGAAAATATCAGCCATAGTCGATGTTCGCACAGGTCCCGAATACAGGGCTGGACACTACCCAGGGGCTATTCACATACCATCTAGTAACATCACACAACAAACAACTACAGGGCTCCCCAAAAGGGGTATACTTGTTTATTGTAACACAGGTCAAAGAGCTAGATACGGCGCCGAGCGGTTAGAAAAATTAGGATTTAGGGATGTATACTATATCGCTGGGTCATATAAAAGTATCATGTAATCATATATGAGCCTAGAGGTAGTAACGTATGCTAACAAATCTTTTGGTCTATTTGAGAAACTTGTAAACAATGAACATGGTGTACCCGTCAAAGTTTTGGGATGGGGTACAAAGTGGAATGGTTTCTCGGATAAATCTAAAGGATTATTTGATTATATTCAAACTAAAAATGATGATGATATCATTTTATTTATAGATGGTTTCGATTCTCTAGTGAATAAACCCATAGATGATAAACTTACAGAAATATTTAAACAGTATGACTGTGGAGTTTTATTGTCTAGAGATCGCGAGGGAGGTGGACGATTTTCAACACGTTATATTTTCGGAAGATGTGGTGATTACACTGCTAATGCTGGTATGTACATGGGGTATGTGAAATATTTGAAAAAGTTACTATCTGAAGAGATAAATATGAAATGTCTAGATGACCAACGAAACTTTAATATGTTGTGTAATAAATATAATTTTATTAAAATTGATAGTGATGAAAAAATATTAAAAAATATTACACCATGGGAAAAAAATCACGTGACAGATGCCTATTTTATTTCTTTTCCAGGTAAAAGAACTATACATAAACGAATTAATTTCTTTAGATATTATATCCAATTTTTCATTGTACCAATCATAGTTTTTATTATATTAGCCATAGCCATGTCCCCAAAGTGGTCTAACATTCTTATCGTGTGTATGTATTCTCTTTTGGGATTCCTGTATTTTTTTGCAGACACTTCGTGTATGCGAGGAAAAAATCAATATAAATAAAATGTAATTATTATAAATGGAAAAGAACTTATTACAAGTATATCATTTTGAAAACAAAATAAGAATAGGACGTCCAGGTGACGGTGGTTATGTCATTTGTAAGGTTGAGGGAGATTATGATTGTTATATTACTTGTGGAGTAGCAGGTGAAGCCAGTTTTGATAGAGAATTTTTAGATTTATATAAAAATATTGGAAAAAATAATTCCTTTGCTTTCGATGGAACTATAAAAGATTATCCTTCGGGGTTTACAGAAGATATCACTTTTATAAGAAAAAATATTTCTGATTTTAATGATGATAACAATACAAATTTGGATAACTTAATCGAAACATATGACAAAATATTTTTAAGTATAGATATAGAAGGAGGTGAATATCCGTGGCTATTATCTCTAACACAAGATAAACTACAAAAGTTTAAACAGATTTGTGTAGAATTTCACGGGTTAAATGACAATACTTGGGGTACATCTTTAAGTGATAAGATTAAATGTCTAAAAAAACTCAACCAGACACATTATATTATGCACGCACATGGAAATAATTATGGTGGTATGCAGAATAATATTCCTAATGTATTAGAACTTACCTATATTAATAAAAACTGTTTATCATATACTCCAATTAAAAATACAATACCCTTCCCAGTCGAAGGATTGGATTACCCAAATAATGTTCAAGCTAAAGATTATAAATTAAATTGTTATCCTTTTGTATAATTTTTTTCTTCGTATATTCTAAAATGAACACATCTCGACGTAATTCTAATTCTTCTCACAAACAAGCTTTACGATTAATTCGTGAAAATACAAATATTTTGAATGAAAATCTTAAGCTTTTAAAAAATATTGCTCATGAAAATACAATCGCTGGTCACATAAAGGCTAAGGGCCCGAAGAAAGCTACGCGTAAAATTATGAAACCCTGTAAGTCTAAGGGATATGGTATGGGTAGGAGAGGTAAATGCTAACGCAAATCCGCATCCGCTGTATAATACGTTTTCCCCTTAGTTACAAAACTATGAACCCTTGCATAGGCCCATGCCTGTGGAGAAGCTCCCGGACGATGCCCGGTTCTCCACGCGGCAAGACCCCTATTGTACACAGTCTTTAGGGTCCCTAAAGGAATGTGAGTAGCCTTAGAAATTTCAGGGAGAGATTTGACTCCCGGATACATTTTTCTAAACTTTTGCGTGTAGGATGAAGTCTTGGTTTTTTGTCCCTTGTCTGTTTTAAAGTCCCTATAGTCCTTTTTGAGCATCTTGGTGTAACGAGTCTCGACTTCTCTGAGGGTCCTGAGGCCCCTGAAATATTTGAGGGGTGTGTATATTTTTCCCTTGGTGTTACGAAGTTCACGGACCTTCTTAGTAATCTGAGCATCCGTGAGGGGCATAATCTGTTATTGTTAATTAACACAATTATTTTCATCCTTTAACCACTTATTTATACCGTCATCATCTACATCAGCTATTAATTCTACTTCCCAATCGCTACCTGATTTTACACCAGTTAATGCGAAAACTGTGGTTTTACCGTCATCATATACTTCTATTTTTTTACTGCGTTCTTCTGATGTGAGGAATTTTTTAAAATCACACTTTTCAGCGGGTGTTAATGTAGACCATTTCATCATTTCATTAAACCCTCCATATTTTTTTAAGTGTGGAAGGGTCCTAGGGATAATAGCTAAACCATATGCTGTGAGTAATCCAATGTAACTCATAAAATATAAACAACAACATATAATTATTACTGCTGACATATCTTACCTAAGTGCTAGAAAATAAAATGATATATAAGTTTCAAAAATGTCTACCATTTCCGAACTCAACATCGAATTAAATCAGCTCAAGCTTCGTATTCTCGATCTTGAGAATGATAATAACATGCTCCGTAAAAAAGTTCACAAAATGTTGCCCGTATACAAAGATTATATGACAAAACATTTTTCAAAAAAATTATTACAGATAAGAAAAATATGGAAGGATTCAAAGTTTAGAGGGCATTCTAAAGTTTTCGAATAATTGTTTGGTTCCCTGTTTTTTTAGAGTTATACCATCTTTATAATTCTGAAAAAGAATCATACATAGGGCATCCGCTATATCATGTTTTCGAGAAAGTTGATCATAATTTTGAAAATTATTTATATACTTTGAAGCTATCAACTCTGTACGCTCTTTACGTTGTTCGTATGTGAGATGACCTATACCAAAATGTTTATGCATAGATAAAGGACTAATCAAAATGGCTTTATGTCTAAATATGTAATGAAGTAATACTTCTATACTACTAAACCCACCAGGTGGTTGGCGTTCTATAAGTATTTTATCCGCGTCACAAAAAACATGGGAGTATTCTGTTACAAACGCATGTACCATGTCCGATAATTCAGGGGTTTGTTTGGTTTTAAAGTGAGTGAGATCTACTTTTCCCACGAATATAACTTCCACATGGGGACCTATACATTCCGTGAATGCTAATCCAATGTTATAATAACCGATATCTATACCCAGATATTTCATTAATATAATATTCCACTTTTTCTCTAATTACAACCTGCTTAAAATTATAACTGTTTATATAAATAAAATGAGTCTTCGCATTATCATGGGAAATATGTTTTCTGGTAAGACGTCTGAAATGATCAGGCGCCTAAAGAGGTATAGGGCTATAGGCAAGGATGTTCTAGTCATAAACTCACAAAAAGACACACGGTCTACAGAAGAGGTATTAAGAACCCATGATAATGTTACTTTCAGATGTATTAAAACAAATAATTTACACGAAGTGTCGATTGGTGAAGCCGAAATAATAGCCGTCGATGAAGCTCAATTTTTCTCGGGGTTGAAAACATTTGTAGAGAAGGTTTTGGACCACGGTAAGATCATCATACTGGCAGGATTAGATGGTGATTATAAACAAAGAAAGTTTGGGGAACTATTGGATTGTATACCCTTAGCAGACGAAGTAGTTAAATTGACTGCTATGTGTATGGACTGCCTCGATGGTACACAAGGTCCGTTTACTAAACGCGTTGTACAATCGGATGTTCTAGAGCTAGTGGGTGGTAATGACATGTATAAGGCTGTTTGTAGGAAACATCTCTTATGATATATATAATACAGCTAAAATCATGATAAAAAACAATGATACATTATATGGATGATTACTATCGTTAGAAATATCTTCGCTAATCACACCCCTGTATATTTTTCTCCCTAGTATTACTGGAATAATTACGTAAAGTGGTATATTAAGCATATATAGTAATAATATAATGAGGCCATAACCGTTTACCAGTCCATTGGTACTCTTATATACATGATCGTGTATATATTGAAGATATATATATCTAAAAATCGATATAATAGTAGCGATTTTAAGTTCTGATGTACCCCAATTTCGCATTTTTATAATGCTTTAGTATACTTTCTACAGATATAAAAAAAGGTTTGGTATCGTCAATTATTTTGTATACGCTATTAAAATGTCCGATGCACCCACCACCATGGACATAATTTTTTTTATTAAAATTTCTTAATATGGTTTCCCGCTTTTCCGAATCGATTTTTTTACCTGTTTTGATAACCATTATTTCACCTGTACCCCAATCTTTATGGATATATTTTAATTTTGCTAATCTAGGTATACTGTATGTGATGTCTTTAGTAATGTTATCATATTTTGGAAAATCGGGTTGTCTACATTCGACGAAATATGTATCATCTATCACAACGGCGTAATGTTTAACGGGTATATTAGTATGTAATGTCAATATACCATCCCAGAAAACATATTCAGGTATATCTTTTGATACATGTGAAAAGAAAACAAGAATATCCCCACTTTCCGGTTTGTATGATGGTAGAGGTTTTGATAAAAATCTATATAGTTTCACCTGGAAAAGAGATATGAGTAATATACTTACAACACACGTGTGTAAAGGGTATAACAGTAGTATTATAATAAATACTAATGTAAATACAAATAAAAATGACTTAATATCGGTGTTGATATAATTATCAAACTTTCTTTTTTCAAATAAAAACATATATATTAATATATGACATATTTAATTCTAATATACATATTTATTTCATTTTATGAATGGTTTATACACCGTTATATAATGCACGGTGACCCAGATATTCTCTCAAAAATACCACTAATGGGTATATATCTAGCAAAAACAGCAGAGGATCATATAAATCATCATAAACATGTAAATATCGATATGACACTAAAAGAACATAATAAAACGACAGGTGTATATTTTCCATGGAGTACCACCTTGGTCTTCATAGTATTGTTATTGTTGAATATACGTAGATACATTTCTAATTCTATTTTAATTTCAATCCTAGCAGTGTGTATCCATAATATTTTATGGAATAATTGGCACACAAAGTTTCATGATTATAAACACAATGTGAGTATTAAAGAAGGTCTCCCAACGATTGGGATGTTACCATCTGGTTTCATATACAATCAGTTATGGAAATATCATACTGTGCATCATTCACAAAAGGGTGAAAAATATAACTTCAATATCATATTCCCGTTATTTGATCATGTTTTTGGTACATACAATGGTGATGTATGTATAGATAATATGGAATACTGTAAAAAGAATCATAGTGACGACAGATGTTATCAACCACAGTATTATTGTTTCAGTGATTCCGATATACTGCGTTAGATCAAAATGACTTTTCATCCTTTTCTAACCTTTCATGTTTTACACTAT